ACGGGGTATGGACGATCGAGGATGGCAAGCTGACATGGGCCAGGGACCTGCCCTCGGAAATCAAGGTTTGCTCCGGCAGCCTGTCGGTCAACGATGGCGTGATGCTGATGGCAGGCCTGGGCGGCGCCGCGTTCATGGAAAACGGCCAGTGGCACAACCTGTTCTTGCGTGGCGAAATGGAAAAAGCCGTGCGCGAATCGCGCGTGCCTTGAGCGGCGTGTCCTGCGCTGCAGTACTCCCAACTTGACTTTGACGATGATCACGCTGACAGAATATGCCACCAACCTTAGCACCTTCTACATCTATGGATGTGCCGTGCGCGACCGGACGCGCTTTGGCTTTATCGCCGACCGCTGGTTCACCGACGAAGAAGTCGAGGAAGAAGAAAAAAATAAAACGGGATCGGATTATCGCGACAAGCGCCTGGTGACATTTTTCCGTAATGGTGAACCGGGCAGGCAATGGGGCTCGACCTTGCTGTCCGGATGGGGGACCTTATACATAGGCGCGGCGACCAAGCCGCTGAGCCAGTTCATTGCGCTGGAATTACAAGATTCGCAGACTTATGTAATCGGCAGCGGTGTCGACTACATCGATACCCCACTTAACGACTGCAAGGGCAGTCCTGTACGCAAAGGGGCGATCCATCGGGTCAAAATGATCGACGGCTACGCATATGTTTGCGGCGGCAACAGGTCGGTTGGCAAGCGGCTGGACAAAGGCGTGTGGTTTTCGCACTCGGAATCCATTCCGAAGCTGGCGGAATGGAGTGACGGCGGCTTCGACGACATCGCCGGATTCAGCGAAGACGACCTGTATGCCGTCGGCGGCAAGGGCGACGTCTGGCATTACAACGGCAAGATCTGGCAACAACTGGCATTCCCCACTAATCTCTGGACCAGGACAGTCTGCTGCGGCGGAGATGGCAACGTGTACATCTCATGCTACGAGGGGCTGACATTCATGGGGCGCGGGAACCGCCGGAAGAAAATTTATGACGGTGGTATCAGCCTTGGTTTCAAGGATATGGTCTGGCACGAAGGCAAAGTCTGGTGCACCAACGACAACGGGGTATGGACGATCGAGGATGGCAAGCTGACATGGGCCAGGGACCTGCCCTCGGAAATCAAGGTTTGCTCCGGCAGCCTGTCGGTCAACGATGGCGTGATGCTGATGGCAGGCCTGGGCGGCGCTGCGTTCATGGAAAACGGCCAGTGGCACAACCTGTTCCTGCGCGGCGAAATGGAAAAAGCCGTGCGCGAATCGCGCGTGCCTTGAGCGGTGTGCCCTGCTCTGCCGTATTCCCAACTTGACTTTGACGATGCAATGAAAATTGAACCAGTTTCTTTCCCGGTGATTCCGCCGCTAGTGCACCGCCATGCGGAGGATGCCGCCTTTTATTGGTCGCAACTCGACAGCGCCGAGCGCTCCCCGCATTTCGGGCTAGCCAGGTACACACATTTCAACCAGGTGCTGGATGCGCACCTGGAGGGCCTGCTGGTAGCGGGTGCAGAAGGGATTGCTCCTGCCCTGAATGCGTTGAAACGCTGGAAGGGACCTGCGGAAGCGTTTGCTTGCGCCTGGCTGGCAATACAGGTCAACGATGCCGACGCCAATGCAGCCCTGCTGGCACAGGTGCGCAAGCAACCGGATACGCTGCTGCGCGGCCTCACTTCTGCACTGGCATGGGCGCCACGCGAAAATACCTTGCCCTGGTTGGTACAACTTGGGGCAGTCGATGCACCGGTGCCAGATCAGGTCGCGGCATTGCGCGCGGCCGCGCTGATCGGTCCAGACGGCGTCAGCGCCCTGCCCTCGCCGTTGACGGCCTACATAGCGTCACCCCATGGAGTCGTGCGCGCTGCGGCCTGCCGCGCCGCCCGTCCGGATGGCGAACGCTGCACCAGCGCCCTGGGGCCGGCGCTGCGCGCCGCCGCGCGCGATAATGACTTGGCGGTGCGTGCGGAAGCGTCTATTGCAATGGCCCGTTGTGGCATGACGGAGGGCGCGGCGGCGGTGTTGTGGCAGTGCGTGGCCACCCAGGCAGATATCCATGCGCAGAGTACCGGCTGGTACCGCAAACAGGCCACGCGCCGGCTGCAGCGCTGGGTACGCCATCTGGCCGCGATCACACCGCTCGGCCACGCGGATATCCAACAGTTGCTGGACTGGCTGCCCGCACGTATCGGCCTGATGTTCACGCTGCACCATGGCGATGCGGCCTACCTGCCGCACGTATTGGCACTGATGGCAGATCCGTCCCAGGCGCGCTACGCCGGCTGGGTATGGCAAATGCTAACGGGAATTGACTTGGCAACCCATGGCTTGGTGTTGCCGGAGCCGGATCAGGATGACACGCCGGACGCTGTCACCGACGCCAAACTCGATGCCGACCAGGGCCTGCCACTGCCGAATATCGAGGCGATCCGCTGCACGCAAGCAGCGACCGCACTGAGGCCGGGTGTACGCAGCCTGCTGGGGCAACCGATAACACCGTCGTATGCGTTGGCGTTGCTGGAAACTGCGCCGCAAGCATTGCGCAGCATCGCGGCCCAGGCACTGACGCAGATGCTGCCCGGCAGCGGCATTACAGTGCGCGGTCCCGCCCTGGCCCAGCAGCGGCATCGTGCTGCACTGCTTGCACAGGTGATGGCATATGGCGACCGATCAAAGTCGTGATGTAGACACTGGCCATTTGTTAAACGGCACTCCAGACGATCATGAATCAACGGTCTCCGGAGAGGGCCTGCCACAGAAAAATAACAATGCAAAAAAATCGCCGCCCAGTTGAACTGAAGCAGCGATTTTCTGAATTCGACTTGCCGCCCACGGCAGCAAACCCTTGATATTCTGGAGGCGAGGACGGGAGTCGAACCCGTCTAGACGGCTTTGCAGGCCGCCCAACATCTTTATAATCAATTAGTTACAGCACCGATACCCAATTAGCTACCAATCACCAAAAACATATACCCCCCCTAAATTGGTGCTGGTATGTTTCCCGACCGCCAGCCCCGGTAGGCACAGAAGTGCATCTTCGCATTGTAGCCGACTACCGGAGATGCTATTTTGATATTTGTCAGTTTACCGGCAGCCAGCCACTACCGCCTCCAGTTCGCCCTCGTATTTCCGGCCACGCACCCAATCGCGCGCCAGGGCAACGACCTTGCGGCCGTCACTCACAGCGACGTCGAGCTTGTCGAACTCGTACGCCGGACGCTGAGGCACCACCTTTACACATGGTGTAAAGACGGGAATTTCGACGCGTTGGGTGACTGGCACCGGGCCGGCGCATCCGGCCAGCACCAGGGTCAAACTTGCCAATTTGGTCAAGTTCACGACTCTCATCGAACGTCCTCCAGCAGTTGGTTCACGAACGGCATCGCGTCGGCGCACGTGGTGACGCGCGCGCCGTCCATGCGCAGCAGCGCCGAGTCGAAACGCCGCCCGGCGGCCACCGCCTGCTGCCGGGCGGCGTCGCCGCGCGCCTCCGCTTCCAGCTTTTGCTGGCCCAGCGTGATAATCGCCAGGTTCTGGTCGTCGATGCCAGCGCGCAGCTGGGCGCCGACGCCCTGCTCTGCCTTCAGATCCCGGCGCGCCTGGTCGCGGTCGCTGGCGGCCAGCCACCAACAGGTACCGGCGCCAACACCCACCACCAGGACCAAGCCCGCCAGCACCGCCGCCACCACTTTCCAGGCCGCGCCGCTGGCCAGTTGCAGCGGGCTCACGGTTCGCTCCAGTCGGGCAGCGGCACGGTCTGGCCAGCCATAGCATGTTTGCAATCACCCAGAAACTCGATCATGCCGTCTGTGATAAACGAGTGGCAGTACATTTCCACTGGAGCAGGTAGCTTGTAGCTGTGGTCAGCCATCCATGCCTCGAAGTCTTCGTCACTCAGCGGCAGCGTGAAGGTATGGCCAATGCTGGGCTGGAAGGTCGGCTTATCGCCGTCGCCGTTCCAGGTCCAGGCGTTCGGCCCGCTGACGACCAAGTGATGCTTGCACCGGCACGCCGGGCAAAAGAAGTACGTCAGGCCGTCATCGCCCATGACAAGTTTGGAGCCGACGCGCTTCATACGATCCCCTGCGAATAAGTCGTACCGCCCGGCCCGAAGCGCGCCGTCAGCACCTGGCGCCGAGACTTCCCGTTGGTCAGGCCGATATGCACCCAAGTACCCTCGTAGATCAGCTGGTCCAGCACGATGCCGCTGCCGCGGATCAGCATGGCCAATTCGCGCGCCGTCATGCCGGGCACCGTGATATCGGCGGCCAAGCCATCGAGGTGGGCGCTCGCCGGCGCGCCGCCCACGGCCTTGTTCAGCGCCATGCTGCGGTAGCCACTGGACACCATCAATGGTTTACTCACCAGGGCACGGATCTGTTCCAGCACGGCGGCCACCTTGCGCAGGTTATCGATGACGACCGGCGTCGGCCGGTTGTCGATGCGCTGGCGCGCTGCCAACTGCGACGCGACCAGTTCTTCCAGCGTGAAGTGTTCGGACAGGTTCATGTTTTCGCTTTCCGGCGGTCAGCCGCCATATAGAGCGCCACGCCGACGGCGAAGATGCACTCGAAGATGTCGCGGGCGCCGAAGCAGGACGCGATGGCCGCCATGGCGCCGCCGGCCAGCGCGAGGTAAGACCAGCGCACCAAGTGGCGCGTGGACGGGCCCATGCGGTTCAAGGCCAGCAGCGTGACGCCCAGCACATAGATGGCCGCCACGGCCTGGATGATGGAGACGATGGCCATGGCTCACTCCTTGTCCGGCAGGCTGGGCAACTTGACGTTGCGGAAGCGGTCCACGACAGCCAGCAGCGCCGGCACGGCACGCATCGCCACCAGTCCGGCGAAGAACGCCAACCCGCGCTCGAACGGATCGGGCAGGCCCAGGTAGTGCAGTGCGAGTGGCGCGGCGGACACCGCGACGGCGGTACCGGCGAAGACTGCGGTCACGGCTTGAGTGCGCGTCATTTCCTTGGCGTAGCTCAGGGACACGGCGGCGCCAATGAAAGAGAACACGAGCGTGGCCGCCTTGATGCCGGCGATGTTTTCAATTGCTTGTGGGTCCAGGGCCATAGGCGCTTTCAGGTGGGCGTTAAAAAACCCGCCGAGGCGGGTTGTGATGGAGTGAGGAAAAGTAGCGCGCTATACAGTGTCGCCGGATCGTACCGCCAGGCGTCGGTGACGCCCAGGGCCGCCGCCACCGCCTCATCGCAATACCAGCGGTCCTTGTCATGCGGAATGCGGGCCAGCACGAAGTGAGCATTGCCCCACAGGTCGTATTTTTCGCCCCTGTGCAGATCGAACCAGGCGCGCGCCGTCGGCTCCAGCGCCACCGGGAGCTCGATAAAGTCCCAGTGCGCTGGGTCGAATGTGATCCACTTAAACCGCACGCCGCCATCCATGAAGCTGGAACTGGCGGCCAGGCCATCGCTGAACACCAGCTCGACATGCGAATAGTCCGAACGCGTCCACCAGCGGATCAGCCGGTTATAAATGCCCCGCGCCCCGGGCGGCACTCCCTTGTAGAAGGCCGCCTTCATGCCGGCACCCGCTCGATGTCGGCAACCTCCGCATCCAAGATTTCAGCCGCGCGGCCAGCGGCCAACACGCCGAACTGCTCCAGTGCCAGAACGCCAGCGCGCGTGTCAGCCCGGTCCAAATCGATGTACGTGGCGCGGTCGACCTTGCGCTGATAGATGCGCAGGTTGGCAGCCAGCTCGCGCTGCTCCGTGGTGCCGGCTGGATTATCGATGGACGCCAATTCAAGCGCAACCAGCTCGTCCTGCGTGAACCGATTGTCGAACGCCAGCGTGGTGATATGGCGCAGCGGCTGCGCAGGCGGCACGATTGCCGCAAGATCAGCCTCACGTTGCGCGTCCTCTTCTGGCGTGCTATCACGCGTTTTCAATTCGCCGTTTTCGTAATACGACACGGTAAAAGTCATGATTTCCCCTTAACTGTTGGAATAGCCATACACCCGGATTTTGCCGACGGCGGTGAAGTTGGCGCCGTTCTGCCAATACAAGCGGAAGCCCGTAACAACACCACCTTTATAGATTCCGCCTTTCGCTACCGTTAAATAAGTGGGGGTCGACGTTGCGGTAACGCCGTGTATGCTCAGGTACTTGACTGGCGCGGCCTCGTTGACGTTCATTACTTTAAGTTCGCCGGAAATACTCGCAAACGCAGGGTCCGTCTGCAATGTGGGCCCGAATTTCGTGTCAAACGTATTGGATGAGCTCGCACCATCGATGGCGAAAGTAATGTAGTTCGATCCAGCGTCGACGGACCCTGCGTTCGCCATCCGCACAGAAATGAGATCCAGCGCCGAAGGACGGATACCGTCGATGGTGATCAAATAATTGTCATAACTCGACGAAAACAGAGTCAGAAAATCTACCGTGGCAGCGACCGTTGGCGTCACCGATGCCAGCAGTTTCAGGCCCAGTTGAAGGTCTTCAACACGTTGATACGCCAACGGCCCCAGGTCCGCATTGCGCGGGACTTGATTCGGCTTCGTCCCAAAAATTGAATTTGGCATTTCTTGTCCTTATTGGGTGGTCAGCGCGGTCAGTTCTGCGTTCGGCAGCCGGCGAGGCCAGTAGGCGACTTTGGGAATGCGACCGTTCAAAGGGCTAGAGGTCAACAGAGATCCCACGTACAGCGCGCTAATGCTGGGTATGTTTACAGAACCGTCAACATACGCGGATGCGCCGTTTAAGGATATGGCGCCGTCGTTAAACTTATAGGCCAGCGCACCTGCGGAGGTATCCGACGCTACGGAATCTTGCAGTGATATCTGAGAGATACTCGAAGTCTGTATCGCCGCACTACCGCCCGCAACTCCCCCTCGCTGTCCTACATATATAAAGTTGCCGAAAGTGCTGACGAGGACGGCAGCCACTTTATCGGCGCTGGTGATTGGTGATGTAGACTTCGCATACAACGTCCCTTCCAGCGCGTTAAACCACGATGTGTCGGTGTTGATGTACAGCTGCGGCATGGTGCGGGTGACGGTTGCGCTGGTGGTCGGGATGTATGGCGTTGCAAATGCTCCTGCCTCTAACTGTGCGCCCCACGCGTGCATGCCGGATACACCATCGCCGGCGTACGTGATAGCACCACCGGACATCAAATAGCCCCGCATGCTCAACGCCAGCGATGTGCTCGTCGTGAATGTCATCTCCAACCGGTAAACTCCTGCCGGTAGCGTCACAATCCTTCCCGTCGCCCCTCCAGTATCAGTGGTTGCGGTCATGGCAACCAGGTCAAAAATGACACTGTTTCCGGAACCAGCCGCATTGAGCAGGGAAATCTTAGTGCGGCCAGCCGGCTTCACAAACAGGCTGAACGTGTAGGACCCGGCGGGCTGCGATGCTACGTCCTGCGCAACAAAATGCGGCTCCGATATCGCGCTCTCCACGATTTTATCCATCGTGGTTGTCCCATTTGGCGCCACCTCGCTATTTGCCGTAACGGTAGAACCGGACTTCGCCCATGCTGCGTTATCAAGTTCTTCCGAACGCAACAGCAAATTCGTGCGGGCCTCAAACATTTGAATGCCCAGCGACTCCCCGGTAACCGGATCATGGTCAAACGCAGGCACACCAGCCGCCGCCGTCCGCATCACCCCCATCGCATCGAAATACGTTTGCGGGCTGGTCATGGTGTACACAAACCCCGCCGGCAACCGCTTGGCATTGGCAAAATCCGCCAGCAACGACGGCAGCGACGACGGCCCAACCAGCGACAAATCCACCAGGTTCAGCACGGACCCAGGCAAACCCGCCACGGTCAACGTCCAGTCCGTGAACGTCCCGCTACCGGCCGTATTGGCGGCTACCACAATCAGCACCAGCGCGCCGGTGCCGCTGTTGTACGAATCAATATAGCCCGACATCGACTTCGTCCGGTCCGACGTCCGCACGCAATTGATCCACATGCCCGGCGCCCAGTTCTTGCCGGTCTGCGTGGTCAACGACTGCGTGCCGGCGCCGATCGTCAGCGATGTGGTCGAGGTGCCGTTCGTGCTCGGCGAGGCGATCGCGGAAGCGGCGCTGGCGGCGGCCGACGCCTGGCTGACGGCCGCCGCCGCCGCTGCCGCGGCGCTGGCCGACGCATCGGCATTCATCTCGATCAACGTGGCATTGACCTGGGGCAGCGCATCGCCGAACTCGTCGGCCATATCTTTCTGGGCCAGCACAAAGGCCGCGGCCTTGTCGCTGAACTGCTCGACCGTGTCGCTGGCCGGATCCGGCACCGCCGGCAGTGGAGTAATAAATTGCGTAATCGTCATGTAAGCGCCCTGAATTCAATGGATGCGGTCTTGCCGCTGTTGGAAACCGGGACATTCCACTGCCCCAGGAAGCCGTACGCCAGGCCCATGGCATAGTCGGCCGTCGGGATAATCACGATCTCGACGTCCGTGTATTGCGTCAGCAGCCGGTACGCCTCGCTCTCATAGCCCGGCTGGATGTAGACCGAGAAATTCAGCTTCTTGGCGTTGGCCCGCTTGTTCATCGTGATGACGCCCAGCGTTTCCTTCGCCGTCGAGTAGCTGAGAATGCCGCCGTCGAAGTCCCACAGGGTCGTGCCGATGGTCCGGCTCTTGCCGATGAACAGGCACCCCAGGGCCGCGTCGCTGTCGTTGTTGTCCACCGTGACCGTGAGCACGCCGTCCTTGTATGGCGGCACATCGTCAAACGTCACGTCGGTGACTTGTGTCAGCTCTTCGTAATACCAGTCGTACCAGTTCATCACGTCGTGCCGCAGCAAACGCTTGGTCTTGCTGTAGCCACTGATCGACTGCGCCACCGTGGCGCTGGCGCCGGACACGTTCAGCAGCGTGACCGTGTTCACCAGTTGGCCGGGTGTGATGGTCTGCACGATCTGGCGCGGCACCACGGTCTGCGTCTGCACCGTTTTATCGAACATCAGCCAGCGGTTGGTGTTGCCGATCTCCAGCCACTTGGTCACGTCGGTCACGGCGTTGCCGATATTTCCCGACGCAAGCGAGCGATACAGCAGGTGCGAATCGGGGCCGATCACCGTGACGATATCGTCCAGGGCATAGGTCGTGCCGCCGGCATAGGTGCCATACACCGTGCCGAGCTTCTTCCACCAGGTAGGTGAATTGCCCGGGGCGTGGTTGGTGTTCGAACCCTGCAGCGACTCGTACACGTCCTGGCTGTTGTTCCCGCCGGCCACGCCACGGATATCGCCGGCGGCGTAGGTGCTGCCGCTGTTCCATGCCGTCACCGTGGTTTCCGGCACCGTGCTGGACGTCAGAACGGCATCCGTCATCGTCAGCGGCCGGACAATCCGAAAATCGCTTTCACTTCCCATCAAGCCTCCTCTTTGGTACGCATGGCGTCGAAGCCACCGGTCACCTGCTCCAACCCGTCAGCAACGCGCTTGCCATCGCAGGCCATGCCGCGATTCTCCGTGCTGTTGTCACGGTGGAACGATGCGACCTCTTCGCGCAGGGCGCGCAGCTCTGCCAGCACGGCATTCATGTCCGTGCCAGACGAGCGATACGGCCCGTTCGAAGCGGCCGGCACGATCTCCTCGCCCTGGTGCACGAGCGCCAGACCGGTGCGGGTGATGTTGTTGGTGCCTACGTCATAACTCGGCACGGTCAATCCAAACTGCCCGGCCAGACCGGCGCCGGACATTTGCAGGCTGGCCGCCGTCTGCGCCTGGATGAGACGCAGGTCGAACAGCGACGCGGCATTTTGCTCCGCCAGGTCCAACAGCGATTTCGACAGACCCGGCAGCGCCTTCATCGCCTCCAGATCGCCCGCCCTGGCCCGCGCCGTGGCGATGGCGAAGGCCGATTGGGCGCCGGCCAGCGTTTTCGCACCGCCACCATTGACCAAGCCACGGATGCGCGCCACTTCGTCAAAAATCGCATCGGTGGCCGACTGCCTCGCCTGCTTGAGCGCTTCCTCGGCACGTCGCGCCTCTTCGGCAGCGCGCGCCTGTGCTTCCATCGCACGCTGCTGCGCTTCGGCCATGGCCTGCGCCTGGGCTGCCGCTGCCTGGTCGGCCGCCATCTTGTCCTGCAGGGCGTAATACGCTTCCTGCCGCGCGCGGTTGGCCGGATCCAGCGCCGCCAGCTCGAGCTTGCGCAACTCCCCTGTATTGCCCTGCAGTTGCAGGATGCTGCGTTCGATGCCGGCGCGCTCCTGTGCCACGGCCCGGGCGCGCGCCGCCGCGTCCTCGATCTCTTTGGCTGCGGCCGTGGCTGCGCTGGCCAGGTCCTGGTTGGCGTTGATTTGCTGCTGCAGCGCCTGCAACACCGGTGGGGTCGCCGCCAGTTCCCGCGCCCGCGCTGCCGCCATGTTTTCGGCGGCGGTATGGGTCAATTCGTACAACTGAATTTCCATCGCTGCACGGCGCTGCGCCAGCGCTTCTTGCTGGGCAATGAACTGCTGGGCGGCTGCCTTACCGGCTTCGTAGGCTGCATCCCGCTCCTGGCGCGCCTGTGCTTCGGCCGCCTTTTGCGCATTCATCGCATCGACGTCGGCCTGCAGCGCCTTTTCGCGGTCGTACAGCGCAATGGTGCTGGCATCCATACCGGCCGTTTCGCGGGCCCGCCAGTCGACCACGGCGCCCAGCGATTCCTCCAGCTTCAGGATGCGTTCCAGGTACGGTGCGTTCGCGTCGACCAGGCGCTGCGCCGCCGCTGCAGCGTCGTCGATTGCCTTCTGCGCCGCCGCTGCGGCGAAGTCCGCCACCTGCTTAAAGGCGGGTGCGATTTTCATCAACTCCGCATATACGGCGGCGCCAGCCTCAGTCGCCAGACCGCCATTCTTGGTCAGGCTCTGAACAGCCGCAGCGAACTCCTCGATGGTGTCGACGCTGGCCATACCCAGCTCCGCCATCTTGGCCGTCACCTGGTCCTGCACCGGCGCCAGGCGCTCCGCCTCCGTCAGGAAGTTTTGCGCGAAGAACGCCGTTTGCGACGCGAACGCATCCAGCCCACCGGTGAGCGTCAGCAAGCGCTCCCGCGCCGCAAGGCTGGCCACGCCCACGGCGCCGAACGCCGACTCGCCGCTAGCGCCAATCGCCTTCAGCACCGCATCGACCGCCGTGTACTGCACGGCCAGGCGCTCCAGCGTTGCACTGGCCGCCTCCCCCTCCTTCGAGAGCGTCGACAGGCCCGGCACCAGTTCACCCGCGATGGTGTTGGCCACGCCGGTGAAGAAGTCCGTGATGGCCTTTTCGTTCGCGGCTTGGTCCTTCGTCAGCGCAATACTGAGCGACTGGCTGCGGCCGGTGATGAAATCCGCATCCACGCCCAGCGCCTTGGCATAATCGCGGCTGGCGGCCGTGATCTTGGCGTAAGCATCACCCAGGCCCGTGGCCATGGTTGCATCAATGTCACGCGGCGTGGTGCCAGATTTGTCGGACCGGAACCAGCCGCCCTTCTGCGTCCAGGCGTCAAGGTACTTCCCATCGAAGCCGGCACCGCCCAGGTTGCCGGTCAGGGTTGTGCCGGTGACTTCTTTGGCGCCCATGCCGAACAGCCGATTGCCAATGCCACCGATGATGCCGCCAATGGCTGCACCGATAGCAGTGCCAAGACCGGGAATAATAGAGCCAACAACAGCACCAATGGCAGTCCCGGCATTAACGGTACCATTGCTGCCATACTGCCCAGAGATCATGCGGCCGCCCAGCACGCCAGCAGCGATACCTGCCGCCGCAGTGGTTAAAGCTCCGGCGGTCTGTCCGTAACCAATGCTTGCCGCACCAGAGAAATTCCCAGTGGCATTTGCATACGCCATCATTGCCGCGTCACCGCTACCGGCAACCGTGCTGCCCATGCCGGAAGCGAAGCCAGACAACGTCGACGACCCGAAGAAATTGCCAACGCTACCCAGCATGCTACTCACCGATCCCGTCAAACTGCTGAAGCCGGAACTGATAGCGTTGTAGATATTTTGACCAGATTGCAGTAGCCCGCCCAATCCACCGCCATTCGCCATCCCAGCGACGCCACCAACGCCACCAGCCGAGAATTGTCCTTGCAGGTTCACGATCCACTTCTTCAACGTCATCTGGTACAGCCAGTCGAAGAAGATGTTCTTGAACGTGTCCTTCAGGCGCTGGGCGGCCGACTTGCTGCCGTCCATGATCGACACGAACGTGTCGTGGGCGGTCTTGTCGATCGATTCCCACAGCGACTTCTGCACCTTCTCGGCCTCATCAGCCGCCTTCTTGGATTCCTCCAGAAATTGCTTCTGGCCGGCCAGCTCGATCAGCTTTTGGGTTCCCTCGATCTGCAAGGTGAGGGCTGCAATCTTCTTCTCATCCCCTTCCGCAGCAGCCAGATCCGCCTCAAGCCGCGCCTGCTGCAACTTCAGAACCTGATCTTCAGTGAGCCCGAACAGGTCAACCTGCTTCTGCATCGCGGCCACCTGATCCCATACGCCCGTAGTGGCGGCATACAGCTGCTCGTCCGCAGCGGCGGTCGCAGCGGCGGCCGCTTTCTCGGCCTCTGTTTTGTCTTCCCATGCCTTGCGGGCGATATCAAGCGCGAGCGCCTCCGCCATGATCTTTTGCCGCAATTCCTCGGTGGGCGCCTTGGCAGCAGCGCGCGCCGCCGCCAGCATCTTGATCTGGTCTTCCGCGAGACCAACCTGTTCGCGCTCCTCCATCAGTTTTGCGGCGAAGCCGGCTGCCGCCTTCGCCGACGCTTCGTACTCCTGCCTTGCCTTCTTTGCGGCTTCTTCCTTCTTTTTCAGCGCTTCCGCCGATTGCTCCGCCGCGCTCTGCTCAAGCGCGAACTGGGCCAGATCGTCCCGCTTTTTCGCCTTCTTGGCCGCCGCTTCGGCTTCTGCCGCCTTGCGCGCCTTTTCGCTCGCCTTCAGGATTGCCTCGGATTTGGCATCAACTTCGGCCCGCGCCGCGGCCGCATCGGCCCGCATCTGGACACCAATTTGCTTGGCCAACGCAAAGTCACCTGTCGCGACAGCAGCCGCTTGCGCCGCCAGCCCGCCCATCTCCCTGCCAACTTGCGTGAACACATAGGCCACGTTCAGTCCCAGCACCGCAACGGTCTCGAACACAGTGGTCAGCGCCTGGTGCAACAGGCTCGCCTCCTGCACGGCCTCGCCTTCCTTCTTGGCCTTGCCTGCCACGACGTCAAGGATGGCGCCGAGGTCGGTCAGTGCGCCCGTCAACGCCAGCGTGCCAGATTGGGCCGCATCGCCGAATCCGCCTGCGGAGATCTTCCGCTTGGTGGCCTCCCACGTGTCGCCAAGATTGCCGATGGCGCCATCGAGCGTCGCCGCCTGCAGCGCCATGCCCCCGCCAAACTTGGTTTCACCCAGTTTGATGAGGTACTGCTCAATCTCCGCGGCGTTGTTGCCAATCGTTGTGGTCACCCCCTGGAAAGTCAGACTGACCTTGTCTCCGTTCTGGCTGGCCTTGATGCCGAATTCCTTCAGGCGCTCAAACTCACCGGATGCCGCGTCCGCCACCGCCTCAATCATCTGATTTAGGCTTTTACTCATCGCGCTTGCCGTGTTGCCATACGACGTCAGCGCGCGCTCGGACGGCGTCATACCCAGGTTGCGCAGCTTGATGAAGCCTTCCGTGACTTCCTGCAAACCAAATGGCGTAGTCGCGGCGAACGCCTGTAACGCGCCAAATGCCTGCTTGGCGTTGGCTGCGGAGCCGGTCGCCGTGATCAGGCTGGCATTGAGCTTGTCGAAGGCCCGCTGCGTCTCGATCAATGCCTTGCTCGCCTCGATGATGGCGGTCACGGCGAAGGCGCCGGCCAGCGCGCCCCTGATCGCGGTAGCGGCCCGATTAATCGCTGACGCGGTCTCGCCGACCACCTGCCGCGCCTGCGTCATATCCCGCTGCAGGCGTGCCAGATCCGCCCGCAAACGAATCTCCATGTCTCCGATGATCATTGGTATGCCGTAAGGTGTGCCGCCGAGGGCGGCGTGGGTTTACATGGTTGCGAGGTTGCGCATGGCATCCCGCACTGACAAGGCTTTCAGCACCTGCGCCTCGCGCGCCGCGTCCCACGGTGCGGGACAGTTCGGATCGGTGGCGCGATGGGACTCGGCCAGCAAGGCCTTCGACAACTGGCGCAGCGTGCTCGCTTCCCATTCGGTCAGGACGATGCCGGTGTTGACCTGGAAGGCCTGTAGCTCCGGATGCCCGATCGGGTCATCCCCAGCGGTTGGCCCGGCCTGCTCCAGGTAATGGAGCAGATGATCGCCGCATTGCAACGGCGGCATTTCCGGTTGAAAGTCCTCGCCGAACTGGGCGCGCAGGCGCTGCAGGCGCGAACGGGGACGCGATCTTTTCCGGGCCGGCCGGCGCTCTTCGTGACCCGGCGCGGCATCCTCCGGCACAGCGCCCAACCACGCGCTGTGCCGGACGTACAGGATCAGGTCATCGCTGGCGGCGCGGTAAAATTTGCCGTGTCGGAAATGTACTTATCGATCTGCGCCGGGATGAAGCACAGCTCCAGGTCGGCGTACACCGCCATGTGCAGCGCGTTATCGGCCAGGCCGTCGTATTCCACGTTTTCCATCCGCGCCGTGCAGCGCGCCAGGAACGTCGCGGTTTCCTTGATCTGGTCTTCCGCGCTCAGGTCAGACTTGCCTTTGCGTTTGACGCGGTCCATCGTGCGATTGCTTTGCTCGGCGCGCGCGGCGGCAAATTGCCGGGTGCCGGGGCCGTACAGGTGGACGCGCATCGGACGGTCCAGGTCCGGTTTGCCATGCGGACCATCCGCGTACATCGGGTCGTCGTTGCCGTCGCGCAGGTGCAGGACGGAAAGGGCTTGCAGGGCGTATTTCTTCAGGTTGTTGGACATAATTGCCTTTCGCGAGTGTATAAGTGCCCGTGCCAGCCGCCGCGCCCGCGAAAGGCGACGGCGGCTGGTCGGTGCCGGGGTGGCTTGCGCCAGTGGGGACCCGCTACGCGGGAATCGGATGGATCCGGACTTACGGCGCGGCGACGATGACCGGCGCCCGGCAGACACCGATCATGGCCGTGCGCGTCATCGCCTTGCCCTCGCCGCTGCCGGACAGTTCCCAGCTGGCGACGATGACGTCGAGGTAATGCACCTCGCCGTCCGGATAGGTGATCTTCATGGAGTAGTGGTTGGGCGAGGCGTCGGCCGCCTTCAGGATGACTTGGCCGGCGTCCAGCGGCATGTCGCCAACCACCATGTCGCCTTCGCCATAGTCGGGCGCTCCCTTGTATTTGGTGACCGCGCCCCTGACCGGAGTGAATTTGTTGATCGGGCGCTTGGCGCCGTACGGGATGAACGACTCCACCTTGTCGATCGTGGTGTATACCATCGCCGTGGCGCCATAGCCCGCCGCGTCATAGGTGGCGGGAAGCGATGCGGAAATCGCGTAAATCGCGTCGGTAAAGCTGGCGACATCGGAATGCGCTGCCATAGGGTTTCCTCTCTTTTGCGAGTACAAATAAAAAAACCACCCGTCGGGTGGCAGTTACAAACACGAATGCCGCAGGCTATCCCGTGTGGCAGACGATGAAGTCCTGGGACCGTCCGAAAATCTCCGCGCTGTCCTCACCGCTGTCCGGTCCCTCGATGTCCTGCAAGATGCTCTCCACCGCCACGCCGGCAATTTCGCCGCGCCGGCGGCGGACCGCCGCGCGCACCAGTCCAAGCAGCTCTCCCACTTGTTCGTACGCATCCGTCACGACGGTCACCTGGACGCGCGTGCGGCGATATGCGCTCTGTTTGGAGACCTCGGCAAAGCCATTGCGGTTGCCAACCTGGCTGATCGCAATGGCCGGCAACGGCGTCTTGGGCGGCAGCCGGCCCGCCATGATGCGCGCGGCCGGCACCACGGCGGTCACCTCCGCGTTGGCGGCCAGCAGGTGGCGCACCACCAGCGCGGCCGCCATTACGCCGCCTCGCCTTCGTCCGGCGGTGGCTGGAACCGCTCCACGACGATCCCGCGCGCTGCCATCTCGGCACACACGGCAGCCAGCCCGGCAACAGTGCCGGGTGCGGCAAGGTGGGCCTCGTAGTGTTCGGGGTCGATGCCCAGCAGCAGGATGCGCGCGGCGCCGGCCTGCGCCGCGATGCGAATCGCCGCCAGCAGGTTGGCGCGGATGTGCAATTCCCTCCCCGGCGCCACGGCGACCAGTTCATGCGGGATGTGGACAAACCCGGCATCGATGTCCGGATCTTCGAAACCGATGATCCGCTGCCCGGCGAAGTTCTCCGCCTCCGGCCGCCAGTTGGCGTCGATCGACACCATCATGTCGGCCCACGGGGCCCGGATGGCGGCCTGGTTGCACGCGATGGCATGGATGGGGCGCGGCAGATGCGCGAGTTCGGCGTCCAGACATGGCGCGTTGCCCAGTACCGCCACCGTTTCACCCGCCCAGATTGGCTCAATCACGAGTCGTGTAGTCATAAATATCCATTCATCAGTCATCGGCCGGCTCGGGCACCGGCACGTTAATCCCCTGCACCGTGAGGCGGTCGCGAATCTTTGCCGCCACTGCCTTCAGCGCGTCAGCGGCCTTGTCATCAAACGCCGGCCGCATGAACGGGTGCGCCGTGGCCCCAGGGTGCTCGACAGCGTTGCCTACGAAATGCGTGCCAATCACCAGCGAGCCGCGCTTGGCCATGCGGTTCAAAGTCCGTACGCTGAGCGCCCTGGGGCCGCGCCGCGTGTTGCGCCATGGCCGCTCTTCCTCCTTCACGCGGATCCAGTGCATCGCCGTCCCAAACTCAACAAAATGGGCGTACCACAGCTTGGTGGTGACTTTCGCGCTCGCTTCGTCGCCCTTGATCCGCGCGGATACCTTGATGCTCTTGCGCAGGGCGCCATCCTGCACGGGCACGTTTTCCTGGACCGCCTTGCGCAATACAGCGGCGCCGGCGCGCAGGGCGGCGCGCATGATGTTGGCCTGCATCTTGGCCGGCAGCCGCTTGAGGGCCTCGTCCAGCTCGCGTCCACCGGCAATGTGAAGTTCGTCGCTCATGAGGAAAACGCCTCCAGCATGCATTCGCAGTGCCTGCGGTCGTCCATCAACGCCGGCTCCGCCACCACCCGCATCATGCGGTTGCCGCGGCCAAGCAAGGTAACCCGCATGTCCAGGTCGATGCCAATGCCGCATTCAATGCGCAGGCGGGTCTGCCGCCGAGCAAGACGCAGGTCTGCGCTGGTCTGCTCACTACGGCTAGGCAAGCCGTCCTGCACGTTCGCCCAGACATTCGACGCGACGACCACCCATGTATCCAGCGGGCGGCCGGTATCCGGGTGCGTTCCGACGCGCTGCTCGATCGTCACCTGCTCGTCTTTTCGAAATGGCGCAACCATCAGTACACCTTGAATCGGTCGAGCAGCCGCACCAGGTGCGGGGACTCCTGCGTCCCGGGCGGCGCATAGATTTCCGCCACCCGCGCCAGGATGTACGACTTGATGCCGGGTGGCGTCGCCGCTTCCGTTGCGCCGTACCCGCAAATCACCTCAACCTTGACGGCGTTGACCCGTTCCATCGTGGCAGGCCAGCTGCACCCCGGCGCCGGCACCAGGTAACTCGGCTCGCTTTCAGCGTCCAACTCATAATCCGCCGGGTCCAGCGTCTGCTCCACGCCGTCGACATCGAGATATTTGACCGATCCCACCGAGGACACCGGCGGGGCCGGCAATCGGATGGCATCCGGAAAGCTGTCCAACGTCAAGCGGTGGGTCTGGAAAATGACAGCCCGGCCCGTCAGCAGTTCTACTTCGCTCTCGGTGATGCCGCGCACGTGACTTTCTATTTCGCCATCCAGTGCGTTGCCGCTCACCCTGGCGGCTGTGCGGGCGTCAGTGAGCGACACCGCCATCTCAACTGGTGGCACGATCAGCCGTACTGTCATCGGAAGTTCCTTTGTATTGCCGGCTGGCGCGCTTGCGTGCCACCCACCGGCCGGGATTGTTGTTCATTCCGGCGCGGCGAATAGCCGTTGCCGGCGGGGGCGCGCGCAAACAAGATCACTCCCGACGCCACCAGCTGTGCCGCGTGCCCGGTAAAGGCGTAAAGCCCGCTGGCGTTGCCGATGGTGCGTGCCGCAAGTACTGCGACATCTCGGCCAACCAGGGCATAAGCGCCGGC